GCTCAGGCTCGGCGCGACGTGACGTGGTGCCCCAAGAAGGAGGCGTGACATGTTGGACCTAATCGCCGGAATCACAAACATCATCATCAAACACATCGGGGAGCGCCGACACAACTGGGCGAGGTACGCCGAGAAGTACCCGTACGCAGCTGCGCTTCTGCTCCGGCGCACCGCCTACGAGCTACGCGGGACCGTGGACGCCATGCGCCCGGCGAGACAAAAGCGGTGGATTGCGCGGCGGCGGTTGGCAAAGGCCGATGCGTTGCTGCACATGGCGCACGATATCGTCGCGTTCGCCAATCACAGACCTTGCGGGCCGGATCCGCTCAGGAGGCCGATATGAAGTGCTGGCACGTTGTTCTCTTTGCAGCCTGCGTCGCCGTCGTCCTTCATTCGACATCGGCGGGCGCCGACACGGGGAGCCCGTCGGTCGACACGACAACCGGAGTCGTCACGTCGGGAGGCGCGCTCGGAGCCGCGGGCTTTCTTTGGATGATGCTGAGGAAGGTGGACGCCTTCTTTGACCGCATCTCTCGACATTTCCAGGCTGAAGAGCAGGCGTTGTCCAAGATCGCCTCGTACATCGACAGGTGGGAACTACGAGAGGAAGTGCGGCGCGAGAACTCTCAGCCGATCGACGTTCGATGACCTGGATCTTCCCAGAACGCGAGCGGGTTCCGTCCCCGCATCGGTACTATCGGCGCCGCGCGCTGGGGTTCCCGGAATCGGTGACGTCGACATTGCTCATCCTTCATTACGCCGTGGACGGTGATCAGAGCGCCGACGACGATCTCGATTACAACTTCATCCCGAGGGAGCGCCAGCACGACTGCATGGACGTTGCTCGATCGTTCCAGCGCCCGAGCCGGAAAGCGTCGACGCACTTCGTCGCTGGTCGGGACGGTTCCAAGGTCCAGTGCGTGCCGCTGGATGACGGGTGTTGGGGAGCGGGGGACGGCGGGCTTTCTCGATTCCCGGACGAGATCCCCTCGCTGCTACACAGCGTCCCGTTCCGTAGTCGATACGTGAACCTGATCTCCACGCAGATCGAGCTGTGCAACGTCGGATACGACGTCGAGAAGTTCCGCATCCCGAAGGAAGAGCGGATCACGGCGACGCACCACGCGATGAATAAGCCCCGCGAGTGGGAGATGTTCACCGACTACCAGTACCGGACGCTGGAGCTGATCGTTGCGATGTTGAGGATGGCGCAGCCGACGCTGCGGTGGGTGTGCGGGCACGAGGACGTCACCAACCGCCACACGATGGCGAAGAAGTACGGCGGCAAGTTCGATCCAGGCCCGGCCTTTGAGTGGCATCGAATCGACTGGGAGCGATACGGGTTCTCTCGCGTGCAGTACGACTTCGAAACGCGTAGCTTCCTGCTCGTCACCGAGCAGGACACGAAGCCGATCGAGGTGACGTGAGCGATCGAGATCCCAGCGACGTGCAGGTACACGCGAAGTATCTGGCGCGGCAACGGCTCAAGAAAAAAAACAAGGAGCTGGAGAAATCGTCGGGGGGCGTCGACGTGATCGGCACCGTCTCCGACCGCATGCGTGACGAACTCGTCCCGATGTTCAAGGAGCCGTGGGACGCGAGGCACCCCGTCGCCGACTTCCTAACCGGTCGACGCCTCGGTAAATCGGAGTACCTGTGCCGTCTCGTACTTCGCGGCGCGTGGGAGAACCCGCGCTCGATCAACCCGCTGATCCTCCCCACCGCCAAGCAGGCCAGGTTTGCGTTGTGGCCCATCCTTGTGCGAACGCAGCGCAAGCACTTCCCCGACATCCGCGTCAACGAGAGCGAGATGCGGATGTACATGCCAGAAGGCGGCATCGTCGGCTGTGGCGGCTGCGAACATAGCGAGGACGTGGTCAAGTGGTTCGGGATTCCGTTCGAGGAGGCTGCACTCGACGAGTGCGGTAACTTCAAAAACCACCTGCGGGACCTGTTCAACGACGCCATCAAGCCGGGCACGATGGACTTCCGAGGCCGTATCACCAGAAGCGGAAACCCAGGCATCGTGCTGCACGGACCGTGGTACGAATGGACCGGCCCCGGGCGTATGAGCAGCATTCCGCTATATCACGGAGACGCGCGGCTCAACCCGTACATCGAGAAGATGTCGGGGATGACGCCGTTGGAGTTCTTCCACGAAGTGCTCGCGGAAAACGGGTGGATCTGGGATCCCGACGACATTACGCGCACGACGTCGACGTTTGTTCGCTTGTACCTCGGGAAGTGGGCGCAGGATGCTGGCGCGCTCGTGTACCCGTACCGCGCGTATGCCAAGGACGGCACGCCGCACAACTACGCGGCCGAGCTGCCGACGTTGTCGGAGACGGGGTATCCGATCGATCCATCGTTGTGGCGGTACGTGCTCGGGATGGACATCGGCTTCGTGGACAGCACGACGTATATCATCCTCGCGTCGCATCCGTCGCTACGCGAGCAGTACTACGTACACGCCGAGGGGCACGACCAGTGGATTGACGATCGGAAGATCGAGCGCATCGAGCAGCTGCAGCGCGAGTACGGCTTCGATCGTATCGTCATCGACCCCGGCGGCGGCGGCAAGAACGTGATCGCTACGCTGGTGGAGGGCCGACCTGGACACGCGCCGATTGCAGCCGAGTCGGCGGACAAGCCTCAGAAGGCCGCAGCCATCCGCGAGCTGCGTGACGGGATGCTGGCCGGCAACGTGAAGTTCCTTCCCGGAGCGCAGCCGCTCGTGGACGAGATGAGCGTGCTCGGATGGGACGACGTGAAGCTCCAGCACGATCCGAACGGCGTCGACCACTACTGCGACGCCGGTTTGTACGCGAAGCGAGCGTCGGCGCACTACAGCTTCAAACCGGACATGGGACGCCCGCAACCGGCTGTTGGATCCAACGAATGGCACGAGCAGCGGCGTCAGGAAATGACGTCGTTGCTTCGCGCGCAAGGATCCGGCATTCTGTCCCGACGAGGCCGCGCCGGAAAGGTGTTGATCCATTGAGCACCGTCATCATTCGACAGCCCACAGCCCGCGAGCTGGAGTGGATCCGCTCACAGTGGACGAGCGACCTCACGCGCGCGAAGTCTCCCAGCGGAGGCATCCTCATCCCGTCGTACGCCCCGACGTTGGAGAGTGGTTCCAAGACGCGGTGGGACGACGGCGACGGCTACTTCAAGAGCCCCAATCCGCGCGTGCTCATCGGGCAGTCGGCGTACCGCAAGGCGATGTGTCTGGTGGTCCCGTCGCTACTCTCCGAAGCCAATGTCCTCGTCGCTGCGTTGGCGAGCGTTCCCGACGAAAGCATCGGGTGGATCGCCTGGCGGGACGACATGCTGTTGTACGTGCGTGTGCTCGGCCCCGCGCGCCGTCATCGTGTCGGCACCGCGCTGTTTCGCGTGACCGGCCTCATGCCGGACTGCGCTTGCGCTTGGATGACGTCGGATGCTGTCAGGTGGATGGCGTCGCTGCAGCCGCAAGATGAAATCGAGGAGGCGGTGATCGATGGCTGAGATTCGGCTGGAGGACTGGCAATGGTGGGACGCGGAGCGGGACGACGTCGCCCGCGTTGTTTGCGAGTCGTTTCTTGACATCATTCGCGAGGGCGCCGTCGAAGACCGGAACCGCTTGGCGGCGATGCGCTCGATGTATCTGGACCAAGCTGATGAGCGGTTCGAGGGCGGCAACTTCACGCGTGAGCTGAGAAGCCCATACAACCTGCTGCAGGGGGCCGTCGACGCGACGGTGGCGCAGATCGTCACGCAGCGCCCGCGCCCGATGGTCGTGTCGATCGGCGGAAACGGTAAGCTCCGACGGTTGGCGCGCAAGCGGCAGCGGTGGGTCGACGGGGAGTACCGGCGCCTGAAGGTGTACAAGCACGCACGGAAGCTGGTCCTCGATTCGCTTCTGTACGGGGCCGGGATCCTCAAAATCACCACGGCGAACGGGCGCAACAAGCTGGAACGCGTGTGGCGTGGGGACCTGTGGACCGACCCCCGCGAAGAGCGCTTCGACTGCGTCCGCACGCTGTACCAGCTGTACGCCATCGATCGCGAAGTGCTACGCAAGCGATACCCCAAGTACGACAAGGAGATCCGCAACGTCCGCGAGACCGTCATCGACGACGTTCCGTTTCCGGACCTCAGAACCGAGGGGTATCAGAGCCCGAACCTGATCAACGTGATCGAGGCGTGGCGCCTGCCCGTCGCTGACGGAGTCTCCGGCCGCCGTGTTCTCGTCATCGACGGGGCGACGTTGGAAGACGAGGAATGGGACGACGACTTCCCGTTCATTTTCTACCACTGGGCTGACAAGGGGATGGGTTTTTGGGGCCAGGGGATGGTCGAGCGCGGCGCCGGGATGCAGTCCGACCTCAACGAGCTTTGCGGAATCGTCCGCGAAGCGTACGAGCTGTTCGTCACACAGGTGTGGGCGAAGAAGGGCTCGACGGACGTCACATCCCTCGATAACCGTGTCGGCAAGGTGAACACATACACCGGAGACCGACCGCCGGATATCGTCTCCCCCTCGATCAACCCGGTTATTCTCCAGCAGGAAGAGCGGATGGCCGGCCGCTTCAACAACGTGCTCGGCGTCAACCCGATGCATGCGCAGGCGAGCCGCCCAAAAAACATCGAATCCGCCAAAGGGCTGCAGGTGCTCAGCGATGAGACCACCGTACGCTTCGTACCCAACGAGCAGCTGTACGAGGAAGTTCTCGCTGAGTCGCTGTATTTCCAGCTCATCCGAAATGCGCGCCGCATCATGAAGAAGGGCGGCAGCAAGCAGCGGGTGTACGGCGGGCAGTACATGCGAGGAGGCGCGCAAGCCGTCGATTTCTTGGACACCGTCCCGGAAGACGGAATGGACGAGGACGAGGTGTTCTTCGTTGCGCCGTTTCCTGTGGCGAACCTTTCGAACAGCGTTTCCCAACGCTACGACGACATCGAGCGCATGGAGCAGAACGGAGCCTTTCCGGATCCTCGGATGAAGCGGGAGCTGATGGCGGTTCCGGATGTCGACGGTTACGTCGACCTCGACTTGGCCGGGTCCGACCTCGTCGAACTTGCGATCGAGCGCGCCCTCGACGGGGAGAACGTGTCTCCGGATTCCTACTGGCCTTTCATGGAGGCGAGTGTCCGCATCGGTCAGGCTATCCAACTGGCGCTGCTTGACGGTGAAGACAACGCCGGCATCGAACGCCTTCGTAACCTTCACCAAGCGTTGTTGCGTATGCCGGTGAACCCGAACAACGGATTGACCACAACGCCGGGGGATCCGTCTCTTGCGCCGACGATGCCAGTCATGAACCCGTCGCCGACGACCCCTGTGGGTCCGATGGCGCCTCCGCCCATCCCCGGCGGCGTTCCGCCAGGGCCCCAAGGACCGATGCAATGAGCAACCCGATCGACAACACCGCTACCGCCGAGGCGGTAGCCTCCCCCGCGCCCGACACCATGGAAGGCCGCCGCGCGGCCATCCTCGCGATGGACTTCGATTCTCTCGAAGAGGCAGACGACCCACCTGAAACGGAGACGCCGCCGGCGGCGGAGGCAGCAGGCGAGCCGGCCGCTGCTCCGGTCGTCGAAGTGCAGATTCCCGACATCGGCGCTTTGGAATCGCAGATCTCAGCGCGTCACCAGCAGCGCGTCAGCCGGGAGCAATCGGAGGCCGACGCACGAGACGCCGCTGAGTACCGACAACTCAAAGAATCCGGGAAACTGACCGCAGGTACGCAGCTGTCGAAGGACACCTTCGTCGAGACGTGGCGGGGGCTGCCGCCGGCGGAGCGCACCGGAGTGCTACGCGAACTCGTCACCGAGATGAGATCCCCGGATTCGGCTGCGATCGAGCGCAACCTCCGTGCGAAAATCGCTGATTTGGAGGCTCGGGTTGTCGATCCCGACGAGTTGGTCGAAAAGACCCGAGGCCGGCTGCAGCAGGAGCAGGAACAGGCTGCGCGGGAGGGCGCATTTCAGGACGTAGCGGGGGATCAGGCGCGGTTTCCGCATTTGTCTGGACTCCAGCCGGCGCAGCGGTTACAGTTGGCGTACGAGGTCATCGCCAAGTACAAGGCGTACGAACAGGAAACCGGGGAACCGGTGGTCCTGAATGACGAAATCCTCGCCGCGAAGATGGAGCAGCACATCGCTGCTCGGGCTCAACCCACACCACCCACACCGCAATCCGCCGCTGTCGGCGATCCCCCCCAAGCGGGTCAGCAAGCCCCGCAGGGAACTCTCAACGACCTCGCAGCAACCGCACCCGCCAGGAAACCGCGCACGATGGAAGAGCGCCGAGCCGCCGCTAAGCAGTGGCTCGAACAAAACGCCCGAGGATAGCGGAAGACGAGGCCACCAAGCCGACTGAGGAACGTCGGCGGAGGATTGCAAAGTGGCACCCACAACCATCGCACAAGTCAGTGCGATCTCCAAAATGCTCTACGAGGATGGGGCACCGGAGATCGGCATCACCGAAACCCCCGCCTGGGGCATGCTGCGGAAGACCCAGGACTTCTTCGGCGAGTCCAAGGCATTCAGCTCGAAGATCGGCAAGCAGTCCGGTAAGAGCCGGACCTTCACGAACAGCCGGGCCAACTCCGGGCCATCCACGTTCAAGCGATGGATTGTCACCCGAGGGATGGACTTCGTCACCTGCCAGATCGGCGTGTCGGCGTACGAGGCTCTTGGGAACAACAAGGGCGCGCAGCTGAGCCTCGTCGAAGAACAGACGAAGGACACGTACGACTGCTGTATGCTTCGGCTGGAGCGGAACATCTTCCGCAACGCCGGCGGTTCGATCACCACGATCGCTTCCGGCGGGGCCACCGACACCATCACCGTCGACGATCCCGAGACGCTCATCGCTCTCGATCTCGGCGATTGGCTCGTGTCGTCGACCGATGACGGAGCGCCTGCGACTGCCGGCGTCGACGCTGGCGGGGCAAAGCAGATCTCCGGCATCGATCGAATCGCAGGCACCATCACGACCGACACCGAGGCCGCGTGGAACACCGGTGGCGGGTTCGCGGACGGCTCGTACATTTTCATCGATGGCGACTACGGTCTGAATCTGTCGGGGCTTCCCACGTGGATGCCGGCCACCGTGACGCCTGGGCAGACCTTGTACGGTCTGGACATCTCCGTTGACGAACGCCTGCACGGTATCAAGTACGTCGCGTCGGCGGGAGCCCCCGACGGAAGCATCGCCCGCGCGCTTCGGAATGCGGCGACGCTGTGTCACCACCACGGCGGCAAGCCCAACAAGCTGTTCATGAACACGCTCGATTTCGGAGAGTGGGTGAACGATCTGGGCAACGCCGCGCAGTACGTCACGGAGCCGGCGATGGACATCGACGGCAAAAAGCTCGACGTCGGGTACTCCGGTGTCCGGCTGATGATGCCGTACGGTCCGGTCTCCGTGTTCGCCAACCGGTTCGTGTCCCGACACACCGTGTGGGGGCTCGACTACTCGGATTTCTCGTTCGAGGGGATGCTCAAGACGCCGAGATGGATGACGCTCGATGGAAATAAATGGTTCCGGATGGCGAGTGACAATCTCCACGGCATTGAGGGTTACATCTACTACGAGGGGCAGTTCGTCCTTCGAAACCCGGGGAACCACTTCCGCGCGGACATCAGCGCGCTGTTCTGATCCGTGGCCCGTACGTCCACACTCACCGAACTCATCGCTCAGGTCCGCGCTCGCACGGATCAGGAGGTGGACGGTGCTGTGGACGATACGGCTCACCTGACCCCGTGGATCAACAACGGTATCGCGGCGTTTTGGAAAGAGGTGACCAAGACCGACCCGGGTTGGTTTTTGGTCACCGACACCGTCAGCACCACGGCCGGCACCAAGGAGTACGCGGTACCCGCCGACTGCATGCTGATCCGCGGTGTCGAGTACGAAAGCAGCGGGACGACGATCGAGCTGGAGCAGTTCCCGTGGCAGGAACGCAATCACGGGCTGTCGCACGGGTTCGACCGCGGGCATATTCAGCCGCGGTACCACTTCCTACGCAACGGCATCGACGGCACCGGTGCTCGTTTGGTCTTCAGGCCGGATCCCGGCACCCGAACGTACACGATCCACTACGTCCCGAACCCGACGAAGCTCGCTGCCGGCGGAGACGCCTTCGACGGTATTGCCGGGTTCGAGGAGTACGTGATCGAGTACGCCTGCATTCT